AAGCCTCTCTCGAAGAAGATAGCCCTCATGCGTCCAAATCTGTTTGAAGGCATCATCGTAGGCATAACGCTCGCCCACCTGTTGATCGTAGTTTGCTACGCTGGCCGGAGCCGCTTTGCCGACGAAAACGAAGCCGTTCTTCATCCTAATAAGGCAAATCGTGAGCTTGGCCGAGCCAACATCCCACTGGCGGTACTCAACAAAGTCGATTTTGGCGCGTATGCTATCCTCTGTCACACGCGGCGCAGGCTTGTCAGCGACAATGGCCTTCGCAGTCTCAAGAGATATAGACGGTTCCATGGAACATCCCCTTTCCAGTCGTAGCACGGTAGCACGATTGTCTAGGGGATGCTATATTATTCCAGCATAGGGGGTCAATATGCTTAGATCGACGATACCGCTTGAGCTGGCCGAAGAAGACGAGCGCACCCTGATGGTCCTGCTTGCCAGCATGATCGAACGCGCCAAACAGAAGGTCTGGCTTCCCATAGAAACTGCGCCAAAGGACGGAACTGCCATTCTTGTCTATGTGCCAACGCACAAGTTCGAATGGTACAAAGCCTTCACAGCAGTCGTATATTGGGTGGAAAAAGAATATGACGGAACGGCAGGATGGTTCGACACTTTTGACAGGGTGGAACCTACACATTGGATGAAGATACCGGAGTACCCTAAATGACTACGCTGAACCTTGATGGACGTGAAATTGATATTGAAAAACAACTACTTGAGCTGGATCGAGCAGACTGCGAAGATAGCCTTTACACCTTCCTGATGCACTCTTGGAAGTACATCGACGCCTCTGATTTCACTCCCGGCTGGCCGATTGAGGCCGTAGCGGAGCATCTTCAGGCCGTTGTGGATGGCGACATTCGCCGTTTGATCATCAACATCCCTCCGCGCATGGGCAAAAGCTCGATCACATCTGTCGCCTTCCCGGCTTGGGTATGGGCGCAGCCTTGGAAAACTGCCACATCAGGTCCGGGCGTACAGTTTCTTCATGCTTCCTACGCCCAGCAGCTCTCTCTCCGCGATAGTGTGAAGTGCCGCCGCCTCATCGAAAGCCCTTGGTATCGTTCTTTGTGGGGTGACAGATTTTCCCTGACTAGCGATCAGAACACCAAAGGACGTTTTGACAATGACAAAAATGGATCGCGCCTTTCGACCTCAGTGGGCTCCGCACTTACTGGTGAAGGCGGCTCGATTATTGTTGTCGATGATCCCAATGCAGCGCAAGAAGCCCATTCCGAAGCCACCATTGCGTCAACCATCGACTGGTGGGACAGCGCGCTCTCGACTCGCCTCAATGACCCCAAGACTGGCGCGTTTGTCGTCATTCAGCAAAGGCTTTCAGAAGAAGACCTCACCGGCCACATCACGAGTAAGGACATGGGGGAATGGACCCATCTATGCCTTCCGATGCGTTATGAGTGGCGGAGACATTCTGTCACGTCCATTGGCTGGGAAGACCCAAGGGGCGTTACGGATGACGGTGAATCGCTTGTCGAAGTAGACGCCAATGGCGACCGGAACCCTGTCAGCTATGAGGCTGGCATTGAGCTAGACAAGCGTGAAGGCGATCTTCTGTGGCCCGAGCGTATGGGCGAGCGCGAAGTCAGCATTCTTGAGAAGCAATTGGGGCCATGGGCTGCGGCTGGACAGCTTCAGCAACGTCCCGAGCCTAAAGGCGGCGGTATTATCAAGAGAGACTGGTGGCAGCCATGGACAAGCCCTGTTTATCCGAACATGGACTTGATCATAGCAACGCTTGACACGGCCTACACGACCAAAACAGAGAACGACCCGTCCGCAATGACGGTCTGGGGCGTCTTTTCCAATGACGGAAGCGTGATGGCACCCAATCAAGTTGCCATGAGAGGCAACCAACTGGTCGAATATTCCAGAGGATACACGGAAGTAGCGCCCAGAGTGATGCTGATGCAGGCTTGGCAGGGTCGATATGAGCTTCATGAGCTGGTTCAGAAGGTCGCCAAGACATGCCGTGACATGAAAATCGACCAACTTCTGATCGAAAACAAGGCCGCAGGCCACTCAGTAGCTCAAGAAATCCGGCGAATGTACGGACATGAGAAGTTTGGAGTGATCATGTTCGACCCAAAGAGTCAGGATAAACTGGCGCGTCTCTATTCGGTCCAGCATCTCTTCGCTGAAGGCATGGTCTACGCGCCAATCAAAGAGTGGGCAGAGATGGTAATTACCCAAGTTGGCATGTTCCCTAAAGGAAAGCATGACGATTTGGTCGATACTGTTAGTATGGCGATGCGGCACCTCCGTGACAGCGGCGCAATCACCCGAACTGAGGAATGGCAGGCCGATGCAGAGGCCGAGCGTTCTTTTTATGGCAATTCATCTATGCCAGCCCTATACCCAATTTGACATAATTAGGATATGGTTGTCACGGAAGAGGGGAACAGATGGCTCAGGTACTAGCAAATGCAGTTGTGGACGTGATTACGCCCTCAACTCCGGTCAGAATTGGCAATTTCAGGGTCGAAGTCTGGGGCCAGCCGCCCTACGACTACGTTCGAACCTATGAAATCATGGCAAAGTCAGATACGATGGCCGCTCAGGAAGGCATTCGCAACTTCGTCGCTGAGATGGAAGCGATGCCGACGCCGGAAGGATAAGCAATATGCCGATGGTTCCCGGTTTGATGCCCAATATCAGGCAAGTAGCTCCCGATGGCGAGCCTGTGCCCGATGAGGATATGATCATTGAGATCGTTGAGGGCGACGATAACACCAAAATGGACGAACACGGGAACGTCTTGGAGATCGAGCACCCTGATGGGTCGATCACCATTTCCCTTGATGGCAAGCCAATCGGTGACAGCAAGTCAAAAGAGCGCGATGAGGACGATTGGTTCCGAAATCTGGTCGAAGACATCTCCGACAACAACCTTTCCGTCGTTTCTGAGGAGCTTCTGAGGGGAATCAGGGACGACATAGAGAGCCGCAAGGACTGGATTGACGACAGAGCCCAAGGGATCAAGCTTCTTGGCCTCAAAATCGAGATTCCCGGTCTTTCTGGCGCGTCTGATGGTGCTCCCATTGAAGGAATGTCAAAAGTTCGACACCCGTTGCTGCTGGAGGCGGTTCTTCGCTTCCAAGCCAATGCTCGCTCGGAGCTTTTGCCGACTGATGGGCCTGTCAAAGTCAGGAACGATAACAACAACGCCACTCTTCCTAATGACGAGATGGCAAATGCCCTTGAAAATGACCTAAACCACTATCTGACAGCGACCGCCACCGAGTATTACCCTGATACCGACCGCATGTTGCTCATGCTTGGGTTCGGTGGCACAAGCTTCAAGAAGGTCTACTATTGTCCGTTACGAAATCGTCCCGTGTCAGAGACGGTTGATGCCGACGATTTGATTGTCAACAACGCCGCCACCGATCTGTCAAATGCCAAACGGATTACCCACCGCAGCTATATGAGCCCGAACACTGTCAAACGCCTCCAAATCTTGGGCGTTTACCGTGACATCAACCTTTCTACCCCTAAAGCTCTCGATCCTGACAGTTTTCAGCGCGAAAAGAGCGCCCAGCAAGGCATCAGCGCCGATACTTTCAATCCAGAAGACCGTGACAGGCTCATTTATGAAGTCTATTGCGATCTGGACCTTTCCGGCTTTGAGCATAAGCACAAGGGCAAGCCTTCTGGTCTGGAAATCCCTTACATTGTCACGATTGACGAATCGTCACGCACCATTCTGTCAATTGTTCGCAACTACGATGAGGACGATGAGGAGCTTCCGACCGCCAAGAGGCGCTTTGTGAAGTTCACCTTCGTTCCCGGCTTAGGCTTCTATGACATCGGCCTACTTCACATCCTTGGGAACACGACGAATGCCATTACAGCAGCTTGGAGAGAGCTGTTGGACGCTGGCATGTACAACAACTTTCCCGGCTTCCTTATGGCGGACACTGGTGCTCGACAGAACACCAATATCTTCCGTGTCCCGCCCGGTGGCGGCGCATTGGTGAAGACGAACGGTATGCCGATCACCCAAGCCATCATGCCACTTCCTTATAAGGAACCCTCTGGCGCGTTGATGAACCTTGTCACTCAGATGGCTGAGACGGGTATGCGCGTAGGCGGCACTTCTGAGGTTATGGTGGCTGAAGGAAGGCCCGACTCGCCAGTCGGAACCACATTGGCGATGATTGAGCAGACCCAAAAGGTGCTGAACTCAGTCCATAAGCGTCTTCATGCGGCTCAGTCTGAGGAATTTGAGCTTCTGATCCAATGCTTCCGTGAGAACCCAGAAAGCTTCTGGATGAAGCGCCGGAAGCCTGCCTTCCCTTGGGATCAGAAGACTTTCACTGAGGCTTTGGAGAGCTATTACTTCGTTCCGCAGGCTGATCCGAACACTGCCAGTCAGACACAGCGTCTGATGAAGGTTCTGGCTCTGAAGCAGCTTGTGGCGACAAATCCCAGCCTCTACGATCCGATTGCGGTCGATACAGCGGCGCTTCAGGCGCTTGGCTGGTCCAATCCGCAACAGTTCATGGTGCCTCCGTCAGCGCAGGGCAAGCCGCCGCCAGAACTCATTCAGCAACAAGCCAAAATGCAGAATGACAAGACCATCGCGGATGCCCGCATGTTGGATAGTCAGACTCGCGCTCAGGATATGCAGGCCAAAAGCCAATTGGATCAAGCAAAGATTCAGTTGGATCATGCCAAACTGCAACTGGATATGGCGCAGGCTCAGGCTGATCAGCAAGGTCAAGCTCCGCAGCAAGACCCGACCAAAATGGCTGAACTCCAGACCCAGCAAATGGACATCAGGCAGCGCGGTCAGGATGCCATGATTGATGCCATCAACCGCAAGCGCGACCGTGAAAGCCGTGAGCGCCTTGCTGCCGTCAAGTTGGCAGAAGAGTTGATCCAAAATCCGCAGGGGTTGCACATTGCTGAGAACGTCCTTGGCAATGGCATGATGCAGCGTCTTGAGGCGGATGAGCCCACCCTTGACGGAACGCAGACTGGAGAAGTGTGATGGCAAGGAACGAAGGGTATAGGAACCAAATTCCTGCCGGATACGAGTTGGCCTATGGGCCTGATGGGAGCCTTGTAGTAGTCCCGTCTACACCGGCACCCCAGCGCAGCGCGCTTGGTCGCATTTCTCAAGGAATATCAGAGGGTTACGGACCCCAAGAATTGGCAAGGCCGACTCCTGAAGAGTATGCCCAGCACCCCATTCTGTCTACGATGTTCGAACCCGTGCAAATGGGTCTCGATGCAGCCCGTCGCGGTGTTGGCGCTGTAACTGGCGGGTTGGCTGGCGCGGCTGGAGCTGGTGCCCAGTTGCTTACGAACGACACGGGCGCTGGCAACGAAGCTGAAAATGCCGCTCGTTCTGCGATGGAATACTTTGGCACTCGCGGGATGGCAGAGCCGGGCATGACGCCTTCTGGCGCTATTGCTCGTAATGGTGAGGTTTTGCCACCTGTCAGAGGACCGCAAGGTCAGCTCGGATATGCTGAACCCGCTACAATCACGCAGTATCCTACCTTGGCACCCGGCTCCATTCGCGGGACAAGTGCGGAAGGTGCGCCGCGTTTAGCGCCTCCAAATCCTTTGACGAGCTATCGTCCGGCTGGTGGTCAAGGCCAGCGCATTGGACCAAATCAACCGTCGGCGGCTCTTCGCCCTGTAGTTGATCAGACATATACCGTGCCGCAAGAAGTTCGCCCTGTCAGCGAAACTACTGCTCCCAGCTCTGTCGTTCGATTGGGTGACGAAAGCCCTCTGCAAGCTGATCGTCAAGGCGCTTTTAATGCTACCCAACGCGCCAATGAGGCGGCTTTCCGGGCTAATCAAGCCGCCACTGCTACTGGCGAAGGGATGTTTGAACCCAACCCGCCTGTTGGTCGTTTGAGGACACAGCAACCTCAGTTTGTTGGCCCTAATCAGCCTCCGTCTGTCAGTATTGATAGGTCATATGTCGCCCCTCAGACTGCCTCTGATATTGCGTATCAACAGTTTCTGAAGGAAATAGGGCAGGGTGCTTCCGGTCCTGCGGCTGGCTCGTTGGCGCACCCCATATCCGATCCCATGATCGCAAAAGCGATGAGTTCAGTCCGTTCTGGCGCGGCAAGCGAACCCGTTGATATTGCCAAACTCCTCAATGACCCGACGCAGAGCTATCGTTTGGCTGGAGAGCAAGGGCAATCCGTTGGGCCTAAGCAACCCTATTCCATGAGCATAGACCGTTCGTATGTGGCTCCCTCCGTAGCAGAGGCTCCTGCCCCAGCATCTGGACCTTGGGGTTCTGCTGCGCCTGAGCAAGTTACGAGTACATCTGTGCCATCTTATCAGCCCAGCACTCCGCGCACTGGGTCCGAAATAGATGAGATCAATCGCCGCATGTCTGCTGCATTGCAGGCTGGCGTTGCAACTACTGGTGCTGGCGCGGCTGCATATAAGATTCGCCAAAATATGCAGGCAAACCAACCGCCTGCTGCTGGGTCAGATCAAGTACCGGCTGGATATACGCCAAACTATGATGACTTTCATAGGATGTTCTCCTCTGCGCCCGGTCAAACTGCGCCAGCTCAAGATCAGTTTTTCGGTACTGGGGCCAATGAATTTTTTGCTCCGTCACCTGAAGCTGCGCCTTCTTCTAGAGGGGATAGGGCATATACTGCTGTCAACACTGCCAGACAGGTTGCGGCGCGCGCTCCTGCTCCTGCCACCATTTC